TTATAATCACATTAGGCAACTGAGCGTCATAATTTGGCTTCGGCTACCCATAGCTAGCATATGGTTATAAATCGGGATTTGCTGATTTGACTGTCAAGGGGAGGTCTATTCCTTTCTTCCTTCCCTTGACTTATTTTTATTTCTAATGTATACATCTTCCTATGAATTTTAATCAACAACTATCTTTAATCAAAACTTTAGTTCCATCTGGTGAAGTAGATACCAGAATGGATTGCCCATTTTGTAGTGGCACCAATACCCTCACCATAAAAAGAGAAAATGCCGATTTACTTTGGTATTGCTTTCATGCGTCTTGTTCAGCCAAAGGAAATCATGAAGGTGAAATGACAATGGAACAAGTATACGAAACCGTAGTAACGAAAGAAAAAGAAAAAGAAAAAGATTTTGTCATGCCAAAAAGTTTTGTTAGTATTTTTTCTACCGATAAATGTACAGATTATTTAAAAAAAAATCATTGTATAGAATCTTACATAAAAGGAAAAGCAGAAATGAAATATGATGTTAAACAACATCGTGCTGTTTTTATTATAAAAGAAAAAGAAAAAGTAAAAGGAGCAATAGGTAGAGGATTAAATTCAGAAGTATATCCTAAATGGTTTATGTATGGAAGTAAAACATATCCTTTTATTTGTGGTAGTAGTGATATAGCTGTGCTTGTAGAAGATTGTGCCAGTGCTTGTGCTGTATCAGAAACACACACAGGTGTAGCTTTAATGGGTACAAGTCTGCCAGACAGTTATATACCTGTGTTAAAGAAAAAGTTTAAGAAAGTTATTGTGGCACTGGATAGAGATGCAACCACCAAGGCATTTGACATAAGCAATCAACTAAGGTATTATATGGATACTGAAGTAAAGATACTTGAAGATGATTTGAAGTATTTTGATAAACCACAAATAGAAAGATTGTTTCAATGACTGACATAAAACTAGATAATCTAGAAAAATTAGCAACAAATAATGACTTGTTGTTATCTGATAATTTAATTAATTTTACTAAAGAAATAACAATAGAAAAAGATACTATACACGTAGAAAAGAAAAACATTTATGGTAATGAATTATTATATCCTGTATGTCAACGTGCAAAAATATTTGCTGTACTAACAGGACAAAAAACTTTATCTGCCGGGGCTATATCTAGTATCAAAAGTTTAGGTTTTTCTGTTAGAGAATATATCAACAGGGAGCTGTAGATGAATATATTTTTTTTACACAAAGACCCTCAATGGGCGGCTAATGCTTTATGTGATAAACATGTGCCAAAAATGTTATTAGAGTCAGCACAGATGTTATCAACTGCTATACATCAACATCAAAATACTAAATCTGATTTACTAAATGGCACAGTAGATTTATATAAAAAAGCTTACCCCAATCATCCTATGACTAAATGGGTAGGATTTAATCGTGATTGTTTTCGTTGGGCATTAGAAAATGCTGTCTTTATTAGTCAAGAATATACAAAACGATTTAAAAAATTACATAAATCTTCTAGAATTATAAATATGATTTATGATAATAATTATATAAATGATATACCCGATGGTTTTTTTAAAGAGCCCCCTCAATGTATGCCCGATGAATACAAAGATGATAATTATGTAACTGCTTACAGAAAATATTATCAAGGTGCTAAAGTTTATTTTGCTAAATGGGAACGGGGTGTGTCTGCTCCCGATTGGTGGGTAAGTGCTTAAATTTGTTATATTATTTTTATTTTTATTACAGGGCTGTACATACTTTGTTGCTAAAGAAACTATACAAGTTATTGATGAGGCATTAGACAAAGGCCCTAACCCAGAAAAGAAAAAGAAAATATTAAAAAAACAAAATACGATAAAAAATAAAGCTAAAGAGTTTTATTGTAGTAAAGTAAAAGATGAGGAGAAGTGTGGCAATGCCTAAAAAAATGTTTCAACAACAGTTTCTTGACTTACTAGTTGATTTCATGTACATGGATTTAAAAGAAAAAGTAAAATCAAAATCGAACATAAAAAAAAGTATACAGGCATTTGAAGATATATGGATTGATATGTTAAGGGAAAGTAAAAAAAATGTTAAAAGAAAAAGCTGAATACGCAGAAATGTGGAAGACAGGTTATAAAAAACCAAAACTAAAATTAAATATAAAAGAAAGAGATTGTATGATGTGTTACCAACCTTTTCAAAGTGAAGGTATTCATAATAGAATATGTATTTCTTGTAAGAGTACAGGGTATTGGCAAACAGGAAATGATTATGAGGAAGTAAAATAATGTGGAAATTAGTTGATTGTGGAACATACCCATGGTTTATTAGAGAAACTAAAAAATATTTTTATTGTGTTTATTCTTTAACAGGGGAAACAAAAAAATTAAAAGTAAAACGAAATGAAATTCCTATGTATATGATGTCTTATAAATCATACCTAGCATACTTAAAAACTTGGCCACTTAGTACAGCATCTTGTATACTTGACAAAAAGAATGTAAAGTTTTATATAGATTTGTGGAAAGATAAAAATAAAACAAATGTTATGAAAGAAATAATTAAACAAATGAAAGCGACTAAATGGAAAAGGAACTAATAAAATTATTACTCAATAAAAAATTTTATACTAAGAATAAAACTAAACTATCTAAAGAATTTTTTACTAATGGTACAGGAGATTTGTATGAGACAATAGAACATGCTCATGAAGATTCTGATAAAGATTTAAGTATAAGTGAAGTATCCTCTTTACATATGGAGGTGTATAATCCTGCAACAACAAGAGCCAAGAAAGAAAACTTTGATGCTCTTGTTAATGAAATAAAAGAATTAGAATTACCCAATGAAACTATTGCCAGTAATATTATTCGTGCATTATATAAAAGACGAATAGCAAATAAGATTGCAGTTTTAGCAACACAAATATATAATGGAAAAGATTCTGACTTTTCTGAAATAAAAAAAGAATTAGAAATATCTTTTGAGGATATAGATAAAGATGAGTATGAGTATGTAACCTCTGATGTAACAAGTCTTATAGATAAATTAAAAGATAATACTAAATGGAAATTTAATTTAGCAACTTTAAAAGAACATGTTAATGGTGTAGGTGAAGGCAATCTTGCTATAATATTTGCTAGACCAGAGAGTGGTAAGACAGCGTTCTGGGTAAATTTAGTCGCAGGAATTGACGGATTTGCCTCACAAGGTGCTAAAGTATGTGCACTTATCAATGAAGAGCCTGCAATTAGGACACAGATGAGACTAATTAATGCTCATACAGGCATGACATTTGATGAAATACGAGCAGATATGGATAGTACAAAAGAAAAATGGGCCGAAGTAAAACAAAATATTAAAATACTTGATACTGTTGATTGGTCACTTGATGAAGTAGATGAGTTTGTACAAAAAGAAAAACCAGATATATTAATTATAGACCAGTTAGATAAAGTAAATGTTAAAGGTAACTTTGCTAGAACAGATGAGAAACTTAGGGCTGTATACACAGGGGCAAGAGAGATAGCTAAAAGAAATAACTGTTGTGTTATTGCTATATCCCAAGCATCGGCAGATGGTCATGGTAAAATGGAATTATCATTTGATATGATGGAAGGTAGTAAGACAGGTAAAGCCGCAGAGGCAGATGTTATTATTGGTGTTGGTGTCAATGGTATGACAGAAGAAAATGTAAGAGGTTTATATATTAGTAAAAATAAAATAACAGGTTGGCATGGACAGATTGTTTGTATGATACAACCAGAATTATCGAGGTATTATGATTAGTGTATTTGATGTAGAGACAAGCTTTCAAATTTTAGAAGATGGAAGTACTGACCCATCAGCTAAAAATCCAGATAACTTTTTAGTATCTCTTGGTATAAATGATGAGTATATATTTTTTAAACATAGAGATTATAAAGGTATACCAGATAGAAAAGTAATACAAGATATATTAGATAAGACTACATTACTTGTCGGACATAATATTAAATTTGATTTGCTATGGTTATGGGAGGCAGGTTTTAAATACG